TTTAGATTGGAGGTTTGCAATTTCATTCTGTTTTATTTGTGGTTCAAATAATTCTTCCACTATACCTACACCAAGCCAACGACCAGGTATCTTATCTTTATGGAATTCCCAATAAGGATGGTCGGACACTTCCACAGAAGAAAGTTCTACACCAGGATGTTCTGCAAGCATATTACCCCTATCATCAAATTCGTCTTCTCCTACATCAGCCCAATATACTCTTTTATATTTCCATGTATTTCCTTCTAGGACTTCACCATATCTTTCATAAACACGAATGTGTGAAGCTTCTTTCTTTTCGCGGAATAGACGAATAGTCTCTTCTATCTTACCCTCCCCCCATTTCATTTCTTTGCCAACTTTTCTAAATTGAGGAACTGTAAGATTATGTATTTCAATTATGTAAGATGCATGGTCAAGAGAGTCTGCTGATTGCTCGACAATAAAGTTTCTCAAATCAACAAAGTATGGATTTCCATCAACAATCTTTAAAACCACAGAACCATAAACAGGTAGGTCTCGGAAGATACGATTTAATACTTTCCCGAATTGTTTATCTCTCATCCAGAATTTCAAATCTCTTTCCATAAACCAAGTCTTTAGTGGGTCTCCACCACCAGTGGTAAGAAGACGAATATTTTTAGTATCAAAATCTATAGCTTTGGTAAATACTTTGCAAGGGTTTCTAACAATATTAAAGAAGTATTTTTTATCTCCATCAATATCAATAGCACCTGAGGTGAACTGAGAGTTATAGTAAAAGAATATCTTATTTAAAGCATCATACTGATTAAAATAAAAACCAGGAACAATTTGTATTTGTTTTGTTTTGTAGTTTTCTATTTCAGTATTGATTACTCTTAAAAGAGAATTGTCTTCCATTAGCGTAAGTGTCTTTGTTTAGATTCTGGTAATGAAGGGTCAAAGGTTTCTGTTTTTTCTACAACAGGTTCTTCTTTAACTTCTTCTTTCTTTTTAATTACTTTATCTTTTATGTCTTTAAGTTTCATATCTTATATTATATGTTTTGGCAAGAGTAAATCAAAATATGTCAAGATGTGGATATCTAAGCATACTGAAATCTTTTCACAGATTTTGGCATAGCTCTCCTAATTTGTATTTCCTCTACTTTCTTTGGGTTCCATTCAAAATATGCTAGTAAGGTAGAGATAATGTTGTCATCGTGGAATCCTCTTGCTGCACCAGCACCCTTCATTTCTGCATCATTCTGGTAGATGAAGACTTTCATTTCCTCAATAGTCTTATGGTCGTAAATCTTTACTCGTCTATCCCTAAGTAAACCTTGGAAGTGAGTAATCAACTGCTGTTTACTTTCCCAACTCATTCTGAATCCTAGCTTCTCAGTTTCTTTGTCTTCTTTGTAATCTAGTTGTTTTCTTCTATAAACACGTAAGTCACGTATTTCTCGTATCAAAGCTGCACCTGCTGCGTTACTTTCAGGAATAATTAAAGGTTTACGATACTTGTAATAGAGGAACTTTACCTTATCTCCAAGCTCAGTAATAGAAACCTTCTTGTTAAAGACAGCAACTTTCTTGCCATCATCAGATACCACCGATATACTAGAAGGGTCAACTACTCCTTCAGAGGGGTCAACACCCATCCTATACTCCATATTACCTTTAGGTTGCTCATAAATCTCACATCCTTCCTCAATAGCTACAGGAGGTTTCCTAAGAGTTTCTAGGAACGCAATATGTTCTTTAGCAAACACCGAACCCTTCACCAATAAGTCAGTAGTCCATTCTCCATAAACAAAGCGTTTCTTGTAGTCTATACCCATACCTAATTGTTTACGAATATAGTCCCACGGAAGATTAGGGTTGTATAACATAGAACTCTCATAGAGAGCCACTTTACCATCGTTGTCATCTACCCACTTCTCTCCATCCCATTTTTGTCTCATCTTAAAGAAATGATACGCCCAGAAGTTAGCAGGATTGCAGTCCATATTACCTTGCCTAAAAGGCATATCTGCACGTCTTAAACGAGAATTCAACACTTCAAATACCTCATACTCTACTTCTTCTAATTGGTCAATAAAATAAGCACCTAAGTTTAAAGACTTCAACTTCTGTTGAGCTTTCTTAATATCAGCAATACTACCTGATTGCATAGCATCCAAACCAAATAATATAATCTGAGAACCATTAGTGAAGTTAATCAATCCATCCTTTACTCTATGTTCATACCAACTAGGAGGCATTAAATCAAATAACTCAGGAAGCACAGCTCTATCAATATCACTCAAAGTCTTTCTACCTAACAGAACTCTATTTCCTGGGAAACATTTACACATCAATATTAACTTAATATATAAAGCAGTAGATTTACCACTTCCGTAACCCCCACTATTCAAACAATAATCACTAGAGAAATCACAAATAAAATCAGCTTGGACACTTTTATACAACTTACTCCTCTCTTCTGCAAATTCATATTCCCAACCACTCTTCAAAGCTACTTCTAAAAATTCCTCTCCCGAGTAATCTAATTTATATTTCTTATTATTTTTTAAAGTAATTTCACCTATCTTCTTTCCTTCCAATAAGTGTTTACCTAAGTCCACCCAAGCTTTATCTTGTTTTGTCATTTCCTTAATTATCTAATAGTGCTAAGTGAAAGTCAATAAAAGTTGATTTTCAGTATGTGTAGGGAAGCTATATCACCTATTTCAACTCAACTTTAAACTTGTTTACCCCTCCCCCCGTGTCGCACAATATACATTGTCGGTATGTAAGCCATAGTATTTTCTATAATAACCTTATTTTATAAGGAATTTTAATAGACTAGACTATGTCGCACAATATTTTTTAGAGTGGTGTGTGAGTAGTTATGTTTAACTTATTGATAATCTTTTGTATATTTATACAAACTTATTTATAACTTATATATTATCTTTTAGTATCTTATATAACGCATCTTCGCAAGCTCAAAACTCCTATTGCTTAGTTTATTGCAGTATTCTGCCAAGCTTTATTTTTCAATATAATTGTATTACTATGACGCGTATTCTTTGCCTAACACTCCAAGCTTTTGGACGATTAGCACGGCGAGTTTCACCGCGATATTGAATTTGTTTTCTTAATTATACTCTTATCTGTTTTACAATGTCAATTTTATTTTCTTATCTCATTTCACCTTTATATTATATAGCTTAAAATAGTTTTCCACATAATAGATATAAATACATTTGCAATAATTAGCTAGCGGTAGTATGATATGAGTATATAAGTCTTGTGTCTAGTCAGCACATTATAAAAAAGAAAAATATATGAAGACATTTTTAAATATAGTTTTGATAGTCATTGGTTTAGATTTTGTAGGGTTTGTAGCTTGGGCATTATCAGGGCAAATACCAGTAGATGGGTTTTTTATTGGTCGATTAACTTTTGAATTTATACATTTATTTATATAAATATATGAGAAACGAGATAATAGACAAAAAAAGTGGATGGAGTTTGCAAGATATAGCTATTTTTAAAAAAGAGCTACTAGAAGATAAAGAAAATGCAAAAAATTATGGTTTTACTGATAATGAGATAAATTATATTATAAACTTTAATAAATAACTATATGTCAAAAAAATATCAAGTATTAAGTCCAGACGGATTTTCTATACAATATGAACCATATTACTATAGTTCATTAAAACAAGCGAAACTTGCTTTAAATAAGTGGATTAAGAGTTTCAAGTTTCAAGGGTATTACAGTCAAACTTGCTATAACGGGTATGTAAGGCGTATATCTTTAAATGAATTACAAGACTATTGCGAAATACGCGAGATATAACTCATTTGTCTATTTTTACGGGGCTTTAAAATGATTTTAGAGCCTCGAATAAAGTAGAATAGCACGAAATTATAATAACGCTACTACTTTACATCACTTGCTAGTGGTGGTGTCCTTTGAAAAATGAATACAAAAACAGTTTATATAGAACGCAATAAGCTTTTTAAATCTATTGCCATGATATTACTTAATAATATCACCGAAATAGACGAAAACTTTATAGAATATAACTTTGAGCTATTTTATACAGAATGCAAAACTTGCGAAGGGCAAGGCGAAAAAGATGGCGAAAAGTGTGGTGAATGTTATGGTGAAGGTGGATTCAATAATGAATATTATCAATATTTTATCACTAACGCAGAGGAGTATGAGGTTGAGAGATTAAAAAGCTATGGTGTAGCAGTTGGGTATAGTGAAAAATTAGAGCATTATATTGTTTGTATTGGAGACTTTGGCACATCTTGGAGTGCTTTCAGCTACTCAAAAAAAGTCCCAGAAGATTATCAGCTATCGCATGATGAAACTTTATCACGCTCAACAGTATACTAATATGGAAACACAAACAGAATACAAAATGACGAAGTCATGGGAAATATTACAGGCATTTTATGATAAAGTCTTTGACAATACAGATTATAAGACTAGTTATGATGATACTATCAGCGAAATAGATTATCAGTCTTTAAATAGGGAAAATGAAAGCATAACTGTATATACTAAAGACGGTAAAGAATATGTTATAAGAATAATTGCGACATACTCGCCATCATAATATGAAACTATACGCAACAACAACAAGTGAAAGAGCAAGTAAAGGACAAGGGGGGAATGATTTTCTTGATATAGAAATATTAGGCGAAAATAAGGGAGTTATTGGTAAAATACGAGTAGAAGTCTCAAAAGAATATTACTCAATTATACTCGGTGTCCCTTATATAGAAGACGGAGTTATATCAAGAGAATCAGCGAGAAGAATACAAAAAGGCAAAAGTCAAAAAGGCGAAGTTATACACGAAAGCGACATCATAAAAAATGATGACGGGGACGAAGTAGAACAATAAAAGCCAAAAAGAGAAAAGCCGATAACAAAAGAGCGAAACTAGCACGCTCAAAAAGTTATCGGTTTTTTTGTTTTCTAAAAACAGAATTACCATAGAACTTATGAGCAGTGCAAGACGAGAAGGTTAAAATTTGCGATAAGTTTGAACTTTTTCGGATTATAATTAACTAACAAACAATATGAATCAAGAAACAATGAGCAGTGCAAGCGAGGTTGAAAATAAAGAAACTAGACCTGAAATTAAACAAAAAGACCCAATTGCAGTTGAATTGGGCAGAAGAGGAGGATTAAAGGTATTAGAGAAACACGGTAAAGACCACTATAAAGAGATGGCTAGAATATCTGGCTTACGAAGAGGGAAGAAGTTTAAGAAGGAGGCAAAGTTGGTGGTAAAGTTTCTTGAATAACTCTTTCTTTAGCGGGTTTTAGAACTACAATTATGTCTTCAGACTCTGATGCTTGCCCATCGCCTTCGATTTTTTCGAGGGCGATTTCTATTGCCTTATTTCTAGCACCTCTATCTATCTTCTCTTCACCTGTTTGCTTTATGTTATCTACAAGAGCTTCGGCTATCTCTGACATAGTGATTTGGCTGAGTAATTCTGACTTGAAATATCTTTCTATGGCTTGATAAGTGTCGGATTTCTCTATTGATGTAGCGTGAGTTGGAGTTGAATAGCCAGCCACGATTTGAGCTTCCTTTTTTGATTTACCAGACTTTTTGGCAAGATAATACTTACCCACTTTAGTGTCCAACTCTGGTATAGGAGGTTTTTCTATCTTTATTTTAGTTATATGTCCTAGTTTTCTTGGCATTTTTTTTAGCGTAATATTCTTTTACTTGATTTTTAGTATAAGTTTTCCCTGATGGGGATTTATATTTTTCGTTAGTTTTTTTAAATGGCATATTTATATTATACTATATATTAAAATTGCCACAAGTGTATAAATCATAATCCATATTACCCTGTTAATAAATATTAAATCCCAGTCCTTATTCCATAGAAGTCCCATTTGTCGGACTCCTTCTTCTAGCATATAGAATATTAAGGCGAGCCACATCATTTCTTTAATCTTTTAGCCCTATTATTTAATTTCTTACAGCGAAAACAAGTATTCACTTTTCTGTTGTGTGTTCTTTCTACATCTTTTTTGCAATATTGACATTTGGTTTTATATTTCTTCAGCATTTTCTATCTTACTTAATTACTTCGACTCGACCTTTGATAATTTCTATAACTTTCCTCGCCCACTTTCTGTCTTGTTCTTTTTCTTCGTCTGTTAGTTCTGCATAGGGTCGCCAAAGTTTTTGCCATCTTCCTAATCTTTCCAGACTAATAGCTCCTTCTGTTTTAGAAATATTCTTTGACCATTCAATCCATTGCTCGTGTTCAAGTTCGGCTAGTTCCTCTATTATCCTCTCTCTGACTTTTACTTCTTGCTCTTTCATTTTGTTGAGCCACCAGTCGGCAATAAGATTAATATCAGCTCTAGTTGTTCCATCTGTTTCTTCATATGAAAGTTTAGGTGTTTGATAGTATTCCTTTCTAAATTCCTCTCTTAAATCTTCTATATTATTTTTGTCTTGGTTATTCATTTTGTTTCTTCTATTAGTTTTAATACTGTGTCAAGAGCTTCGTTATAGCTTTCATAACTTCTAATTATTTTTCTCCTTGTTCCTTCAGGAGGAATTTTTTCCCCCTCCACTTTCTCCTTTAGCTCTGCGAGGAGGTCTGCTCTGATTTTCTTTTCATTATAATGTTTTTGGCAAATATATTTACCGTGTCCTTCTCTTGAAAAATCACAGGCACATTTCTCCTCATCTACACTTACTTCTTTAGGTAGATA